CGCAAGATTACTGGAACTACCACGGGCAGGAATTTCCGTTCATCGGGTGGAACGAGCTTGCAAAGTATCCGACGCCGGATCTTTACGAAGCCATGATGTCCTGCAACCGTTCCTCGTTCCTGCCCGAAGAAAGCACCCCGCGGCGTGATCCTCGGGACACGAAGTCACGTGGTCCAAACGACACCGGTTATGCAACAATTGACGGATCGCCCCTGCCGGACATCCCCCTGATGGTGTTCAGCACGACCAACCCTTATGGGCCGGGCCACACGTGGGTCAAACGGAAGTTCATCGACCCGGCACAGCCTGGCGTCGTGATGAAAACCACGACCGAGGTCTTCAACCCACGGACCCAGAAACGTGAACCCGTCACCAAGACGGTGGTTCGGTTGTTCGGATCATACAAAGAGAACCGCTTCCTGTCACCCGAATACGTTGCCAGCTTGGAAGCAATCCGAGACGAGAACAAACGTCGCGCTTGGCTCTACGGGGATTGGGATATCGTTGCCGGTGGTGCGTTTGATGACCTCTGGGATGCGCGGGTCCACGTTGTTCCGCGGTTCCGTGTTCCCAACAGCTGGCGGATTGACCGATCCTTTGACTGGGGTTCGTCGCATCCGTTCAGCGTCGGTTGGTGGGCCGAGGCAAACGGCGAAGAAGCAGTCATGCAGGATGGAACGACATGGGCGCCTCCACGCGGCACACTAATCCGTATCTGCGAATGGTATGGGTCCGAAGAGATCGGCCGAAACACCGGTTTGAAGATGTCCGCAAAGAACATCGCCGTTGGTATCGGCGAGTATGAGAAAACACTCCTGGCTCTCGGCTGGATCGGGTCGAAGCCCCTCGCTGGGCCGGCCGACAACCAGATCCGCAACGTCACCGAAGAAGACGTTGACACCATCGAGATCAAGATGGCGAAAGAGGGAATACTGTGGGAAAAGTCTGACAAGTCTCCTGGCTCACGCATTAACGGTCTCCAACTGATGCGAGATCGCCTGGAGGCATCACTTGACAACGAAGGTCCGGGCATATACGTTATGGACAATTGCCGCGCGTTCATTGGCATCATACCGACACTCCCCCGTGACGAGGACAACCCGGATGACATTGATACCGAGGCCGAGGAACACATCTGGGACGATACGCGTTACCGCGTCCTAGCAAGCAGCAACCGTTACGCAACGTCCATTGACGTTCACACACCGAGGTAGTCCATGGCAAAGCCTTCGATTCTGACACCGCGGGATGGACGTCAACCGGCCAAGAAAGCCGTTGCGGCCATGCCAAATGTCTCCTACATGCGGCCCGAGGTTGTCAAAGCCCTACCGCGCTGGGATCTGATCGCTGATTGCCTGGAAGGGGAAGACGCCATCAAGGCGAAGGCTGACAAATATCTGCCTGTGCCTCATGCCGAAGCTGGTGGCACGACCCAAGATGCGCGCTATGCCAGTTACATCATGCGCGCCGTGTTCTACGGCGTCACGGCTCGCACCCTGACTGGCCTTGTCGGACAGGTGTTCGGGCGGGACAGCGTGATCACGCTGCCGGAAGGTCTGCTCCAGTTGGTCGAGGACGTGGAAGGCACGGGCACCGGCCTTGAGCAGCAGGCGAAGAAAGCACTTGAGTACGTTCTTTCGTTCGGGCGTGGTGGGCTCCTGGCCGACTACCCGAAAACGTCCGGCACTGTCACCAAGGCCCAGATCGAATCCGGCGAGATGCGTCCGATCATCAAATTGTATGATCCGCGGAACATCATCAACTGGCGCACGAAGAAAGTGGGCGCAAAGACTCTCCTGTGCCTTGTCGTGCTGCGTGAGACCGTGGACGTGGAGGACGATGGGTTTGAGACCAAGACCGCGGTCGCATACCGCATCCTCAAGCTCACCACGGACAACGTCTACACAGTCGAGCTTTACCGCGAAGAGACGAACAACGGCAAGACCACTGTGGTTCAGCATGAGCTCCCCATCACGCCAACCAAAGCCACCGGTGCGACCTTCAACGTCATCCCGTTCACCTTCTTCGGTCCGGAAAACAATGATGCCGACATGGACGCGTCGCCGTTGTATTCCATGGCCACACTGAACGTTGCGCACTACCGCAACAGCGCGGACTACGAAGATGCCTGTTTCATCGCGGGGCAGCCGACGCCGGTGTTCTCGGGCTTGACCGAAGAGTGGGTCAAGAACGTGATGAACGGCAAGGTCTTCCTTGGTTCGCGTGGCGGGATCATGCTGCCCAAGGACGGGTCGGCCACCATGTTGCAGGCACAGCCGAACATGATGCCGAAAGAGGCAATGGACATGAAAGAGGGCCAGATGCGCGCACTTGGCGCCAAGCTGGTCGAGGAACGTTCCATCCGTCGCACAGCGACCGAGGCCACGCAAGACGAAGCCGCGCAGACTTCCATCCTTTCCAGCGCGACCAAGAACGTCACCGCGGCTTACAAGAATGCGTTGATGTGGGCACAGATGTTTGCCCCGAACGCAACAGGCGAAGTTATCTTTACGCTCAACAGCGACTTCGACCTGTCGAACATGACGCCGCAAGAGCGTCAGCAACTCATTGCCGAATGGCAGGCCGAGGCGATCACGTTTGGTGAGATGCGCTCTGCACTTCGCCGGAATGGTGTTGCAACGGAAGAAGATGACGTTGCCATGGCGTCGATCAAAGAGAACCCGCCTGCCTCGTCCCTGATGGCACAGGCTGCACTTGAAGCCAAGGCAGCGGGTGGAAACCCTGATGACAACGGCGGCGACAACAATGGCGGAAATTGAGGGTGCGCACAGCGCCGGTCTCAGCGACATCCTGACCCAACGGCAGATCTACGTTGAGCAGGCAAAAGCATCGCTGCATGACGAATACAACATCATTACCCTTGCCGTTGTCATGGCCCTGTTGCAGGCCCTCGCCCGTAACCGGGTTACCCAATTCCAAGACGCTGACCGTGTCGTTCTGTCGCGGATTGTGAACGAAGTCCTTGTTGCGTTTGACGCTGCGGCGGCGACGTATAAGGGCAATATCATATCCTGGTTACAACGCTATACACGTGAGGAACATTTGTTCTTCGCTGTCGCCGTTCGCACTGCGATTGTGACACCAGAAGAAGGTTTCACCCCTGCGGACCTCAACCTTGAGTGGGGCCCGATTGCGGTCGAAGTTGATTGCCGATCAACGGATCAACATTCGGCAGGCAATCCAACGTGCTCATGCGTTGAATCTTCGCACCGATTCCCTGCTCGCCGCAATGGAAGGCACACCGTCGCGCCTGCGCAAGGATGGGGTTCTGACCAAGATGCGCAACTTTGCGACGACGACTGTGGACACCCTCGTCCAGGCAGGGATGTCGGCCGCGCGTTCGCAGAGCATGCAAAAGTTCCTGAACTACATCGTCGGCTACACTTGGGTGTCGATCCTTGACGCTCGAACCTCGGACGTGTGCCGCTCCCTGTCTGGCCAGCGTTTTGCCTTTGGCAAGGGACCAATGCCACCGATGCACCTGCGCTGCCGTTCCCACGTTGAGCCTGTGTTCTCCCTTGAGACCGTGTTCCGTGAAGGCTTCGGGCGTGCGTTCACCGCTGGGGAAACATACTACGAGTGGCTTAAGCGTCAGCCAGACTCCGTCCAGGATGACGTGCTCGGGCGAACAAAAGGATCCTTGTTTCGGAAAGGAGGGTTGACAGCCGCGCAGTTTGCTGTCACGGTGGTTGACAGAAAGTTTCAACCTCTCACCCTTGAAGAACTGAGGAAGAAGCACCCGAATCTATTCCGTAACGCCAGAGTGTAGGAGAAGCAAAATGGCGCTGAAACGCAAGATCACCAAGGAAGAACATGCCACCCTTCCGGACGTCCTGAAAAGCGAATACAAGGCCGAGGGCGACGCCTTCATCCTGGAAGTCGATGACCCGGCATTCGCGGCGCTCAAGGCCGAGAAGGAAGCTGCTGCTGCACGTGCGGCAAAGGCCGAGAAGGACCTCAAGGACAAGACCGACGCCGAGGAAGCCGCCGCCGTGAAAGCGCGCGAAGATGCGGCGCGTGCTGCGGGTGACGTTGCGGCGCTGGAGAAGTCCTGGAAGGACAAGCGTGACGCTGACGTGGCGGCCGAAGCTACCAAGACCGCTGCGACGACCGCGGCCCTTCGTGCCCTGCTTGTGGACACCCAAGCGCAGAAGATGGCTGACGAGATCTCGACTGTTCCGGCCCTGATGATCGACAAGATCAAGAACCGGATGACCGTCGAAGTCGTGGATGGCGTGCCCCTGCTGCGTGTGTTGTCCACAGACGGCAAACCTTCGGCGCTTTCTGTCGCTGATCTGCAAAAAGAATTCCTTGACAACCCTGACTACAAGGCGATAATCAAGGGATCACGTTCGAGCGGCGGCGGTGCCGGCGGTTCGGGTGAAGGCGGCGGTGCCGGCCACAAGAAACTCTCCGAGATGACTGGACTTGAGGAGGTCGCGTTTGCGAAAGCGCACCCCGAAGAGTACAAGAAGATGCTCGGGCAATAAACCCTCAAGGAGCGCATCATGGCGACCGTCCAACTTGTTGACATCTACAACCCGCTGACCTTTGCTCGTCGGCAACAGGAAGCCCAGCTGGAGCTCAACCGCTTCATCAACTCGGGCGTTCTGGTGTCGGATGCCGAACTGCAGAACCAGATCGGCGAGATCACGAACTACAACCCGCTCGGCACCCCCGAGCCGAACTACTCGAACGACAACCCGGCCTCCATGTCGACCCCGAACAAGGTCAACACGGCGAAGATGTCGTTCCGTCTGGCCAGCCAGAACCAGTCCTGGTCGACCATGGACCTCTCGCGCGAACTCGCGCTGGAAGATCCGGTTGCCGCGATCAACAGTCGGATCGGGCAATACTGGGCGACCATCAACGAGCGGCGTCTGATCCGTTCGGCACTGGGCATCCTGGCCGACAACATCGCCAACGATGGTGGCGACATGCGCTTCTCCGTTGCGACCGACACCGTTGGTGCCGTGACCGACGCCGAACGTATCTCGGCTGGCACCGTGCTGACCGCGAAACAGACCATGGGCGACCATGCTGGCTCCCTGTCGGCGATTGCGATGCACTCCGCGATCCACACCCGCCTCCAGCGGCAGGGTGCGATCCTGGACCACTTCGATCCGGAAACCGGGCGCCTGCTCTATTCGACCTACCTCGGCTACACCGTGCTGGTCGATGACGTGCTGCCGGCCGTCGCCGGGACCAACCGTATCACCTACACCTGCATCCTGTTCGGCATGGGCGCGTGGGGTTGGGCGAACGGCAAGGTCATGGTT